TTGGCTTTATTAAAACAAGCGCAAACCATACGCTAATACTAGATGCTGGCACAGGTTACTCGATTAACGACGCTCAGCTACTGAGCTGGTCTAGCAAGTGGGAGACTTACTGGGTACAGTCTGACGGTACGCAGTGGTATATAGTAGCCTCAAATAAGTAAACAACTGTCTTAAATTGTTGCGAGCGTTTCGCTTTAATGCGGTTAATTTTGGGCTATGGCTGACCAGAAAATTTCGCAATTAAACGCGATTACCACCATAGACAACGCTGCAGATGTTCTGCCAATAGTTGATACTTCAGCAGGTAGCACAAAAAAGGTAACAGTTGCGCAAATTGTAACCGCTGCGGGTGTACCAACAGATACCGACGAACTTAGCGAAGGATCTACTAACCTTTATTACACAAACGCGAGAGCCTCAGCAGCTGCACCAGTTCAAAGCGTAAACGGTAGCACTGGGGCGGTAACCGTGCAGCCGACTTTGGTAAGTGGTACTAACATTAAAACAGTAAACAGCACAAGCCTCTTGGGCTCTGGTGATATTACCATCTCAGCCTCAGCCGCTTGGGGTGGAATTACTGGCACTTTATCAAACCAAACGGACTTGCAGACGGCTTTGGACGGGAAAGTAGACGAAAACGCTTCTATTACTGGCGCAACTAAAACCAAAATAACATACGATGCAAAAGGCTTGGTAACTGCTGGGGCTGACCTTGCTGCTGGAGATTTGCCAACGGGAATAGATGCGGCCAAGATTGCAGACGGCACAGTAAGCAATGCAGAGTTTCAATACATAGGCGGTTTGACTTCTGACGCTCAGACGCAAATCAACGCTAAACAAGCCACGCTTGTAAGCGGTACAAATATCAAAACTGTAAACTCTACCAGCCTTCTTGGCTCTGGGGATGTATCGGTACAAGCCACAATAACGGGAGCAGCCACCACAATAACGAGCAGCGACCTAACGGCCTCTAAGGCTTTGGTTTCTGACGGTTCTGGTAAGATTGCGGTTTCCTCTGTTACCTCTACCGAGTTAGGCTATGTTAGTGGGGTTACCTCTGCCATTCAGACGCAGGTTGATGCTAAGATTGCAAAAGCAGTTGGAAGCACTTACACCGTAAACGCTTTACTTGCGGTTACACAAGCGGAATATGACGCTTTGACTCCCTCAAGCACTACTTTGTATTTCATTATATGAAGTTAGGCACTAACGATATCTCAAGCGTTTACCTTGGCACTAATGGGGTGTCCAAGGTGTATCTTGGTAGTACCGAGGTTTGGAGTTCCTACGCCTATTTGTTAGACGATTATAGCGGAGCAGCAGCGGCCTATTCCTTGCGTCAGTTATCTTCAACCTACACGGGTTCGGCTATTCGGGTTCGTAGGTCAAGTGATAACACCGAGCAAAATATCGGCTTTGTAAACAACGAACTTGACACCACAACCTTGGCCTCCTTTTGTTCGGGTACTAATGGCTTTGTAACAACTTGGTATGACCAAAGTGGTAATGGCAATAATGCAACGCAAACAACCGCAGCAAATCAGCCGCAAATCGTTAGTGCTGGGTCGGTTTTAAATATAAATTCAAAACCTTCATTATTAACAGATGGAACAAACGATTCGTTTACAATTACATCAATTAGTACTTTATCATCAAATTACACTTTATTTAATGTGGGGAAAAGAAGTGCTTCGGGTGTAAAATACTTTGGCATGGCGGGAAATACTTCCCCAGGTCAAGCACATTTGTTTTGGAATGATAATAAATATTATTGGCAAAAAGCAAGTGCATATTTAGCGTCTAATACTACTTATGCAACTGCAAACCAACAAATTATGAGTGGTGTTGATTTGCAAACAACTGCAAATAACACGCAATATGTAAATGGTACTGTTATTGCTTCAACTTACAATGCTTATTCATTTATTAGTAATTTTAATAGATTATTCCAACTTGAAGGAAGCAATTTCACAAGTGGAAATACTCAAGAAATTATACTTTGGTTATCCGACCAAACATCAAATTTGAGCGGTATTAATACAAACATGAATACTTATTATGGAATCTATTAACGGCTACCAATATCAAACCGAACAAGAAGCACAAACCGCACAATCGGCTTGTAACGCTTATTACGGAATCCCCGTGAACGATGAGGATGTGACCCGTAACTGGGTAGGTTATCAGTTCGCTGAACTTAACACCCCGACCTTTTGGTACATTGTCTACGATGAGAGTTTGTTGCCCGTCTTGGGAAGCCCGATTAAGTTTGAAGTAATTTACCCAGACCCATTCTAATGGCCAAAGTTAAAAGCATAGCGGTAAGCAAATACCGCCCACGAAAGAAAGTGAGCAGGAAAGGGGTGCATTCAAAAAACAATCCACCGCAGAAGAAATACAGAGGGCAAGGCAGATAACACTTAAAACCTGAATAAATGAAATTACCCGTAAGCTTCGAACAATTTAGCAAGGATCCCAGCAAGGCGCTGACTTATTTAATGGTTTTCGCCGTTATCTTCTTGTATATGCGTACCGAAAAGCAGAGTAATAACGAGGGCAGCAAATGCGAGGAGCGTTTAAGCGCTTGCGAGGCCCAGCTTAAGCAGTTTAGCGCAATGCTTAAGACTTCGGATAGCTCTACTGCTGCGCTGCGTTCTGAGCTTAATACTTACAAGAAACTAGGAGTTATAAATTAATACAATGCAATGAAAGCAACCTATTTACTCGCCGTTTTTCTAACCGCTGCGCTGCCGATTCAGGATAACGTAAAAGAGGCCGACCCTTATAAAGCTTACTCTATGCAACTGCAAAAGACAGCCGCTAGCATTGCAGCCACTCACGCCGCTATTGCCGAAGCTCAGCAAATGACCGAAGCTAAAATAGAAGAAGCTAAAGAGGCTGTAAAAGAAGCGGAGCAAATGGCCGAGAAGGTAGAGCTACTTGAAAAGGTTTGCGAGGTTTACAGCGTGCCAGTTCCCGAGTCTTTAGAGGATCTAGAAGCCGAGCGAATGGCCGACAGTATACGGGTGGCCAATATGCAAAAAATTAACAAATAACTAAATGAAAATTCTAGACGTATTTAAAGGCCAAGCTGGCGAAACTAGCTCAAAGCGAGTGGTGGGCGTTATTGGCGCTTTGGTTCTATTTGGCACTATGATAGCGAACAGCTTTAGCGCCGTAGAAATTGCCCCTAGTGCTGAGTTAGTCGCCGCAGTTGAGTGGGTTACTATTTTGTGCCTGGGCTTTACTAGTGTTGAGAAATTTGCCAAGCCTTCCAAAGGTGAAGAATAAGGACTTACTACTCGCTGGCCTAGCGCTCTGGGTTCTTCTCGGGGTGCTTTTTGTTGCCGCTGTATTTCGCTGGGGGCCTAACTTCCCTCAAGACAAGCCTAGCAAAATAGATACGGTAATTGAGCAATACCACGACACTATAAACAAGCTCGAAATAAAAAGGCAGATCTTGCGCGACACCGTAATAAAAACGCAGGTAAAATATGACACGATTCTTAAAAGGCTTAATGCTAACGGCGATACTAGCTGTAGCACCTTGCGGCGTTTACTCGCAATGCACCGACAGCTCGACAAAAGCTGAAATAAATTTATATTTAGCCGAGGGCGCTAAAGCTCGGGCGCTTGTGCCTTTATACCAGGAGCGTATTAAAATAGATTCTTTAGAGATTGTGCAGCATAAAGCAGCAGTAGAGCATTTACAACAGAGTAACAGCGAACTAACGCAGAAGCTAAGCCTGTGGCGTATTATTGCCCCGTTGGCTTTTGTAGTCGGCTTAATCTTATGAGCGAAACCAGCGTTATAATGCACGAAATAAAAGGCTGGGGGAGTTACCGCTTTTTACTTCTTTCAGACATACATTGGGATAACCCTAAATGCGACCGCAAGCTACTTAAGAGGCATTTAGACGAAGCGAAAGCAGGCGGCCACCCTATTCTAATTAACGGCGACCTTCTAGATCTTATGGGCGGCAAAAAAGACCGCAGGGCGAATAAGGAGACAGTAAGGCCAGAACACCAAGTTGTCAATTACTTTGACGCTGTAGTAACTGACTGCGCTAAATTCTTTAAGCCTTACGCTGAGCTTATTCATTTAATAGCCTACGGGAACCACGAAACGGCTATAACTACGCACAACGAAATAGACCCGCTTAGAACTTTTGCCCAGTTAATAGGGCGAGAAGAGGCCCTAGGCACTTACAGCGGCTGGGTAATGTATCAATTTAAGAGCAATAGCAACGAATGTAAAACGCTACGCATTAAGTACCACCACGGGAGCGGTGGCGGCGGGATAGTAACCCGCGGGGCTATACAATTTAACCGCATGGCGACAATGGTAGAAGGTGCAGATATTATTTGGAGCGGTCACGTACACGAATCGACTGAGATTATTTACAGCATTGAGCGCCTGAATAGAAACAACAAGCCCGAGCTAGTTAATTGCTATATGGTTCGCACTTCTACCTATAAGGAGGAGTATTTGCCAGGGATGGGCTGGCACGTTGAGCGCGGAGCGCCTCCCAAGCCTTTAGGCGGGCGTTGGCTTGACGTTAAATTCGGAGTTTACGAAGGGAGGCCCTATTTGCAATTCAACACCCAGCACGCTAATTGATATAGATATGGACATTAAAGACTTAAACATAAAACAGGTTACTTACACGCAGTACAACCGCGAGCAACACGCTAAAAAGCAGATTTACCTTCACCACACAGCAGGGACTGGCACAGGAGCCAACTGCTTTGCAGGATGGGAGAAAAAGGCTAACAAGATAGCGACCTGTGTTGTAATTGATCGCAGCGGGCAAATAGTGCAAGGCTTCCCTTCTAGCGCTTGGGCTTACCACCTTGGTACAAAAGTAGAGGTATTCAAAAAGCACGGCGTGCCTTATAAGAAACTCGACGAAATTAGCATAGGCATAGAGCTAATTAACTGGGGCGGATTGACTGAGAAGGATGGCAAGTTTTACAGCTATGTAAATAAAGAAGTAACCGACGTTTGCAAATTGCAGTATAAGGGTTACAAGTATTACGAGAATTACACGCCTGAGCAAATTGAAAGCACCCGCAAGCTGTTGCTGCTATGGGGGCAAAAGTATGGCATCGACTTAACCTATAACCCCGACATATTTGAGGTAACGCCTAGAGCGCTTAAGGGCGAGAGCGGGATATTTACGCACAATAGCACCAGGGTAGACAAAGTAGACACCTACCCCCACCCTGGGCTAATTGAGATGCTTAAAAGCCTGTAAATAAAAAACCCCGCTAGTCAGGCGGGGCGTTGCTCTGGTATGTTAATCAAAAACTATCACATAACGAAGTACGTTTAATTTTAGAGCTTTAACGACTTATTGCAAACTTACAGCTTTTCGTTTAAATCTGCTGCAATAGTTTCCTTTTTGACGCTTACAATGTCTGCGGCTTCCTCTGCTGTCTGCATCCCCATTAGAATATCAGGGGCGTAAAGGCGGCCAAAGAAAGCGGCGGCTCTATAGCGTAGCATAAGCTCGGGCATTGTTTTCCATTTCGACCCCGCTTTAGTCGCCCAGCCTTCTGCTGAGGCCATTTCTAGCGTTACCGTCGGGCCTTCGATTAGCTCGCCTGTTGCTAGCTCAGTAGCTACGGCTTTGCAGCCTGCTTTGTCAGTTACGAACTTAAGCGCAGAGAAGCGACCGCAGCTGTTTAGAGCGGCAATGATAAAGGAGCTAGACCAAGACGGGCGGCCGTGGATTACGTGCAAATTCTGCATAACCATCAAAGGTGAGGCCCCGATGCGGTTTGCCATTTCGAGAGCTACTAGGGTGTTAGGTATGTTGCCTTGGTAATTCTGCGGAATAAGGTTGCTAGAGCTTAAGGCTTTTGCTACTCGTTGCGCGTGTTCAAAATTGGTAACAGACAGCGGCGCTAAGTCCGTTGCTAACTCTTGCGTTTGGGTTGTTTCTTTTTCTGACATATATTTAGTTATTAGTAATTAGGTAGTTCTAAAGGGTTAATAATTTCGGGGTATCCTGGCCAGCTGTTAGAGTTTCTGCACTCTAAATACGTTGCTAAATTCGCTCGGTAAGTCTCGCGTGCTAGGTTCAACTCATCAGGGCCGTAAATATAACAGGCAACTAAGTAAGGCGGGGTCTTTTCTACTGCGACGAATATAAAAGCCTCGGGCGTAATGCCGTGCGCTTGTTCGTAGCCGTCAAGATAGAAAGCGGCTTGGACGTGGTAGCGGTACTTATAGGCGCTTCTGCTAAAACCGCGAGGGCTTGCGTCCTCTGTTGTTTTCAGGTCAACTATAAACGTGCTGCCCATTCTCTGCGTTACAAAATCGGGGCGAGCTTTACAGGGTGCGCCTGTTGCAAGGTCATCCCAGATAATAGCCTGCTCGGCTATGCCCGTTTCAAGTAGTTTAGAGGCCTTTGAGTGGCTTTTAACTGACTCAGCGAGCGCTAGGCATTGATGAAAATCGAAAGCGCTTAAAAAGGCTTTATTTGGGTTTTCTTCTAAGAACGCCTCGAAAACTTCTTTCCCTGCCTTTGTTCGTCTGTCAACTTCGGGCAATACGCCGTAGGTTTCTGCGAATAGTTCAGGCTCTAGTACGGCCATATGAACGGCGCTGCCTATCTCTAAGGCTTTGCTGCTGCGCTCTTGGTGCCTACCCGATAAATAGCGCTCGAAGTAATGCGCTGGGCTTTTCTGGATCAAGTCTAGCCCGCTTTTGCTTATGCGGGTGGTGTCTGAATGATAGTCTAAATTGCTCTTCATTGTTTTCTTTTTTTGCAAATATACATAAAAAAGGCTTACTTTTGCATTATGGATATAGGAAAGGAAAACGTAGCGAAGGAACTTAAAAAGCTTTGTATTGATAAAGGCACAAGCTTGACCAGAATTTGCAAGACGGCAGGAGTTGACCGCTCGACGCTTAGGCGCTGGGAATTAGACGAGCCGCAGAGTATTAAGATGCTTAGAAAACTTTTATTAGAACTTAAATAAGATGCGCGTCTTAGTGGCTTGTGAATACAGCGGAACAGTTAGAGACGCTTTTCTAGCACTTGGTCACGATGCAATGAGTTGCGACCTTTTGCCGACTGACGTACCTGGGCCGCACTATCAAGGAGACGTATTCGACATAATAGACCAAGGCTGGGATTTATTAATAGGTCACCCTCCTTGCACTTATATAAGCAAAGCGGGCGCGCGTTGGCTTTACCCAACAGCGGGGCAAATAGACGAAGATCGGCTAAAGTTAGGGCTAGATGGTAAAGCGTTTTTTATGAGACTTTTTGAAAGTGGTATAAAGCACATAGCGCTAGAAAATCCAACGCCGTTAAAGGCTATAGGGATGCCAGCGCCTAGCCAAGTTATACAGCCTTATGAGTTCGGTCACCCATACAGCAAACGCACTTTGTTATGGCTGAAAAACCTGCCACCACTTGAGAAAACAAACGTATTAAACGAATACAAGCCATACCTACCTAGTAATACAGGCGGGAAGAAAAGAGGGCAAACCTATTCGAGAGGAACGGCTAAGAACTGGAAACAAAGTAGCACAACCTTTGCGGGGGTTGCTAAGGCAATGGCTGAACAATGGTCAAAGCCTGGAATAATACAGAAGACACTTTTTTAATTTATAGATATGTTAAAACTACAATTCACAGGCAACCTAGGACGGGATGCCGAAACAAAGACAATGCAAGACGGAAGCTTGCAGATCAGATTTTCAGTAGGCGTAAGCCAAGGGCGAGACAAGGAAACGCTCTGGATCGGCTGCGCTTATTACAGAGAAGCGGGCCAAGGTGCAGCGCTTGCTCAATACCTTAAAAAGGGTAAAAGTGTACTAGTTGAGGGCTTGCCTTCGCTTAGCGAACACCAAGGCAAGACTTACATTAATTGCCGTGCGCAGTTTATTGAGCTGCTAGGTGGAGCTGAGAAGGCTGCGCCTGCGGTTCCTAAGCCAGCGGCTAAGCCAGTAGACGATTATAACGACGGGCTGCCGTTCTAAGTATGGCGGGATTTGACATGGTTAACAACCCGCAGCACTACGCGGGCAAAGTTGAAGCTATTGACGCTTTAGAAAGCGCCCTAACTAAAGAACAGTTTAGGGGTTATCTGCGCGGCAATGTGCTAAAGTACGTCTGGCGCTACGATAAAAAGAACGGGGCCGAGGATCTTAAAAAGGCGCTTTGGTATCTCGAGCGCTTGGTAAAATCGGTGGAATAGGCGTAAATTGCGCCTGCTCTTCTGTTTAATATTTGGTTATTAGACTTTTTTCATGTGTGAGGCCTCCCAGCAATGGGGGGCTTTTTTGTTTATTTACTAAAGAAACGGGCTATTTACTAAATTAATGGGCAAATTTTGCGCTATTGTGTTGCAGGTTTGCGCGGTGGTTGTATATTTGAACCATGCAAAACGAACAAATTATCAAAGACACCGAGTTTTACACACAGTACATCAACGCCATAGGCCAAGAAACGTACTACGACAAAATCGAAGACAAACACTTTTCTAAAGCAGCCTACTTCGCTTATATGTTTGGCGAGCAATTTATTGATATTGCAGAGCAAAACGATAACAACGTAGTTTGGAAAGGTTAAACTACTAAGCCAACTCTTTTCGGGGTTGGCTTTTTTATTGTGCAAACAACTTAAAAACCATACTTATGACTGAAATTCAAATTTTAGACGAAAACCCATGGCCCGTTATCGGCCTTGTAGTTTCAATTCTGCTAGTTTACTACGTTGCGAAGTACCTAGCCCGTAAACTCGACAACTTCGAGCCTAAAGAAGTGCCGCCCCGTAAACCTCTAGAGCGTGAAGAGCCTGTAGAGTTCTTTAATGATTGGGCCGAGCATATTGCTAAAGAGGTGCGTAAGCCGAAGTACTACAAAGGGAAGGGAGGTAAAAAATGATTACTTATATAAGCCTAGTTTTGAATCTTGCCCTTATTGCCCTTTGGCTTTACCGAGAGGACACAATGCGCAACCGCTTGCGCTCTAAGTTGGCTAAACAAGCAGAGAAGTTTAACGAGAGTACAAACAAATGGCAAACCCTAGTTAACGGCGCTACTGAAGACTTTGAGAAGGTTGTTAGCGACTTGAAAAAAAGCCGTAACGAACTCTATGATCTTTACCAAGCGGCGCTAAAAGATAAAGAGCCAAAAGCGCCACAATTGCCACAAGTAGAGGCCAAAGCGGAAAAGCCTAAAAAAGAATTGACCGAAGAGCAGTTAGAAGAGCGCAGGGCCAAGCAACGCGCTTATTACAAACTAAAAAAGAAGCGGGAAAGGCAGCGTGAGTACAGTAAGCGCTATTATGCTAAAAAGCGCTCGGAAGGGGGCGTTAAATGACCTGGCGCAGTTCGCATACAGCTCTAGATTATTGGATAGAGCAAAGGCAGGAGGCTTGGAGTAAATACTTTGAAGCGCTAGAGCTTGCAGAGGTAGCTAACACGGGCAACAGTAAACGCAAGGCGACTATGCAAAAACAAGAAGCTAGCAGACGGGCGCAGTACTTTGACCTTTTAATATCTGCGGCTATAGATCCTTGTTTTAACCGACGTTTCGCCCAGGAGCAAATTAGAGAAGGAGTAGAGCTATAAAAGTCTAAATAGCGTCAGTTAATTGACGGAATTTGGCTAAATAGCGTCAGTTTATAACTTTATAACATGAACCAGAAAAGAAAAACCAACCTAAAAAAAGACCTAGCTTGGGCGGCTTTTTTGGTCACAAGCTTTATGCTTTACAGTTTTTTTAACTTTGAAATTTTAATTAAATGAACCCTGAGAAATACACTAACCAGCTCTACCTAGAAGCCTTCGATTTAATCGGCTCTAAGAAAAAAGCCGCAAACGTTACAAGATGGGCGCTAGCGACTTTACTTAAGCAGAGCGCGGAATACGGGCAGCTTATACACCACGAAAGCGGGCTAAGACTGTCTCCGTTTTACGAAAAATGTTTGGCAGAAGCTCAGAAACTCCCTTAAATTAGCGGCAGCCCTGGCGGCTTGAAGGCGACGGCTGGGGCTTACTTCTGTAGGAGAGAGGTAAAAATGCTATAAAAATCTTGGCCTGCCTGGCTGCGTGCGCTCCTACCGCCGCGACTGGGTGGGCTTTTTTATTGCAAAAATGAAACAAAGCAAAACAGCCGACACGGCTAAACAACTCAAAACGCGGTTTTTGCCGCACGACTACAACGCTAGGCAAGATCCTAAGCTTATCAAATTACAAATTAAGCACGGCCTTGAGGGCATTGGCTTGTATTGGTGTTTAGTAGAAATGACCTGGGAGCAAGATAACGCCCTCGAATGGGATGCTGATTTGATTGCTTACACCCTTAGAACCAACGCCGAGCTAGTTAAAAGCGTTGCCGAGAACTTTGGGCTATTCAAGGTAAAGGGCAACGTATTAAGCTCTGACGCTATTGCTAAGCGTATGGCCTACTTTGATGAAAAGAGCCAAAAGGCTAAGCTTGCAGCTGAAATGCGATGGCAAAGCGGACGCAATGCAAACGCAATGCAAACGCATAGCGAACGCAATGCTATAAATAAAGAAATAAACAAAGAAACAAATAAATCAAATAAAGAGAGTGAGAGTGA